ACATAAAAACGGTCAACGCCCATCCAGTAATACAATCCGTCCATCTCAACAACAGCCTGAGATGACATAATAGAAATTTGGCTAGAAACAATATCATACGTCCAATAGTTTGGAGCGGTACCGTTAAACAATACACGAATTAAACTGTCAGTGGCCCAAAACAGTCCAGCTGGTGAATACGCGCCGCCACGGATCGGCATACCAAAAACCACTTTGCCGGTCGCCACGTTAACTTGGTTAGCCAATGGGCCGTTCCAATCCGTCAGTGTTTGGTTTGCGTAAACAGAGCTAACGTTATTGTTAGCAATAAATCCGTTAGATCCATACACAAATATGAATGGGTGCAATACACAAACACCACCATCAACTGCAATTGCTTGATATGTTGGGGATGTGCCAGATGTATCTGCCAATCCAGTAAATGTCCACTGCTCAGATGAATTAGGCAATATCGAGCCAATGTACACTTGAGATTTAATTGCATTATCAATATTGCTTAGGTTTAAGCCCGGATGCGCAAGTAAGTTTAATGCGCCACCAGTGGGATTATATTGATAATCAAATTGCCATAACAAATTGCTGTTAGGTTGAAAGCCATAATTATACAGCCATACATTGGTAATAGATCCGCCACCGTATGATGGTGTAAAGTTAACTACTGTATTTGGTGATGAAAACGAAGAAGTAGTTACTGTATAAGTGGTTGGTGTTCCGCTTTGTGAAAAGATAACCTTTGTGCCGGTGGGGAACGCAGCAGTGTAACTAATTGGTGTCGCATTGGAGCTGTCAATTGTGAATGACGTCGTATTACTGGCGCTAATCGTTGTGTTTGCTACTGGAAACTGAGAATATCCGGGGGTAAAAATAGCGCGATATGGGCCAGAACCAATGCCGAAAGATTGACCTGTAGTAAATACATCTAAACCAATGCTGGTCCCAGCAAATACATAGTTAACGCCGTTATAACCATTCATGGTCATACCGCGCAAGATACCATCGAATGTGGAGAATATCTCTTGATATCCGCCCATCTTTTTAGGCACTTGACGCTGGAAACGACACCAAACGCCGTCAGTGTATTCTGGCGTTTCAAATATTGTACCGTCGCGTTTAATCCCGCCCGGCAAAGCCATCTTGTAAACTTGGCTATATTGGGGCTGAACTTGTTGTGGTTGTGATTGAGCTGGTGCCACAGCCATTAGAACGTTCCACCGCTTATTAAATTAACTGAAAGCGTACCACCAACAACCAACGATCCAGTGATAGTGGTTACTGGAGCCAAGGCGTTAACTGCGTTAACATCGATAATTTCTGTACCGTTAGCAGCTACACCTAATATGCTTGTCCCTTTTAAATACAATCCTGTTGTACTGTCATTTAAAAAGGAATATGCTGGCGCTGTAGCAGATCCGTTATTTGCAAAAAATACGGCTGCACTGGATACGGTTAGTGGGAATAATCCGGAGGCTTCGCTAAGCACTAATGCAACTTGACCGCTTGATAACACCACCGGCGATGAAATGCTTCCTGAAGTATTAAAAGATAGGTTATACGCACCAGATCCAGTGCTATTAACTAATACATACAGCTGAGTAATTGCTGGCAATGTAATATTTAATGTTGTAGAACGTGTGCCAGATAGCGCTACATAAGTTTGAATAGTAGGCGCAAACGATGTTAGATTAAATGTGCTACCAGAAATACTATCTACATCGTAGGTACCAGAAGTAAATGTAACGTTATTTTGCGCTGCTAAACCAACGGTAAAGAAATTTTGGCTGGTGGCTTCATAATAAATAAAACCCGAATCGCCCGGATTTGTAGTGATGCTAGATAACCCATTAATTAAAGATGGGCTTGTTGGTTTAATAGTTAGCGTACCTGTGCCGCTATTTCTAAATCCAATCCACCAGCCAGTTGAAAGGCTTGTGTACGCTGGCAATGTAAATGTACCAACGCCGGCTGTCCAAACGTAAGTTACCGCGCGGCTTGCGTTATTAAATGTTGGTGCTACAGAAACTTCAGCAATGTTGCTAGTAACCGCCAATTGACCCAGTACAGTAGTTAAACCAGCACCAGCAAGCGATGCTGCATCAGCAGATGAAGTGCCAGTTCCTAATGTGATAACGCCCCAACTACCGTTAACGTTTGCGGTGTTGTTTGTTAGGTAAAAGTAAACTGTTACGCCAGCATTAACTGTAACACCGTTAAGTCCGTTAACATCCGTAACCGTAAATGGAACGGTTCCTTTGTTACGAATAAAAAGGTCGGAACCAAGTGAACCTTGTGTTGCATCCGGCAGTAGAATTTCTAAACCGCTAGTGGATGTCGTGCAATCCATGATGCGTGATGCAGGAACCTGAGTGGCGTTTGCCACTTGAGGCCAGTACAACGGCGTATTAGCGGTGAACGTCAGTGCGTAATACGATACATCCGTTGGTTCAATAACGGTACCAGTAAATGGTGATACAAATGATTGTGACATATTTTAAGGTTCCTGTACCGTAACGTTTCGGTCGATGCGGCGTTGGTTGTCTTCTTGCTTGAGCGCGGATAATGAATCGTCGTAGTATTGCTTCCAGATCGGCAACTTGTCCATGGCTTTTAAATAGCCTTGAGCTTGCAATAGCGAACCAAACAACATAGCCTGTGGGCACTCGCGGGTAAATAGATTTTGTTGGTTTTGACTATCTAATGGCTGGATTTCACTATAGTAAGTGATCTCAATTGGATAGGTTTTATCTGGATACGGTGCAATAGCCCAGTTGTTGTAATCATAATCTGCGTAATACAGCGGCTGACCCTGTGAAGACTCAGATTGATACTGCGCGATGTAATCTTGACTGCGCAACAAAATCGGCTGGCCGTTTGTCTTCATGGAGATGGTTTTTCTCCAACGTGCTGGCTTATTGAGAACCACTTGATTTTCTGACAATGTTGTTTCCACAACAGTTAACTGCAGATATGTTTTTAGTTGCGCAGCAATAGCAGATTCAGCCAAACCAATCAGATTAGGAATCTGCGCTACAAATTGAGCGTCATCACGCTCCATGTAATTAATAATGTCTTGTACGAGGTTATCGTACGTCATCTGATATGCTGAAGTCATTATCGTGTGTAGTAGCTGTAGTTAGGTTGGAAGTAGATTGGAGACTTGTCGCGATCTTCTTCTTCGGCTTGAGTTCTGAAATCTAATGCGCGTTGTTGCAACATAGTAATACGCCCAGAATCTACTCCGGGTAATTGCAACGCCAGTTCATATGTCAAGGCTGCTTGAATGTAAGGAATCCAACGGTTTGGCAAATATAACTGATCAGTCAATGAGCCAACGTCCATCATCTGCTTTTCAATAATCAACTGGAATACTTGGAAGTCGTTGGAAGGCACAGGCCATAGATACATCTCCGGATCAATTTGGCGATTAAACCAATATTGCAAAGAACGTACAGAAGGGAACTGTTTGTTTGGTAGGTTCCAGTAATCGTCGCGGTTAAGGCGTGCCAATGGAATAACTTGTTGAGATTGTGTGAATACAATTTGGCGGCAAGAAAATGGTGTTGAGCCAGTTGAACGAATACGATGGAAGTAATATGGAATGGTAATACTAACTGGAATATAAGACCATGTGCGGTCTTGCAATACCAAGGGAGTGTCAAATGGTGCTTGTGTTTCCCATGTAATACCATCGTTACTGGTTTCGTATACTAAATCAGTATAAGTAACAGTCCCATAGTCTGGCGCGTAAGCATTGATACCAATATAGTAAATGCTGGTTTGAGTTTGATACTGAGCACCAAACCAATTTTCACCAACTGTTGTTGTACCAAAATTACTCAAACTGCCGTCAAACACAATCGGTGAGGTGATATTATCTACCGGCAACGGTGTTTCAATCGATGGTGTTTGTACATACACCCAGTTAGCTTCACGAACATCAATGGTGCCCGGTGGCATTGTCAATGTTTGTTGATTGCTTTGTGCACCAAGTATGATGTTTTCAAGCAGCCATAGGTTAACGCCGCGGTTAGACGAGTTCTGCAAAATATAGAACAACGCCTGTTTAGCGGCTTGTACGTACTCCGGTGTAATTTCTTCAGACTGCTTACCTGCGCCACGGAAGGCGTAGGAGATCATCTGATCAACGTTTACCGTAGTCTGGTTGTATGTATTTGAGTAAGCCACGGGTTACTTCTTTCTTTTTGCAGCGCCACCAGTTTTTAATTTAGACAAATCAGTGCGTTTACCTTCGTGCAATTGATCATCGTGCATCTTAAATGCTTTTTTGATCATGGCTTTATCTTG